CTCGGTCGACTTCGTTTTTGGCACGGCAGGAACGAACGTCCAAACCAAGGTACGCAACACCCTGCGCGCGATTGAGGACAATCTGCTGGGCGAGACCATGATCACTGCGCATGCGCTGGTCAGCTCCGAGTTCTTCGACAAGCTGATCAGCCATCCCAAGACCGAAGAAGCCTATAAGTTCTTCTCGGCCACCGGTGGCCAGCCGCTGCGCGAAGACATGCGCCGCGCCTTCCCATTCGCTGGCGTCCTGTTTGAGGAATACAACGGATCTGTCACTCTATCGGACGGCACATCCGAGCGACTGATCCCGACCGGCGAGGGCATCGCCTTCCCGCTTGGCACGTTTGATACCTTCACCACCTATGGCGGGCCCGCGAACCTGCTTGAGACCGCCAACACGATCGGACTGCCGCTCTATGCCCGCCAGATGATCGACGCCAAGGGCCGCTGGATCGACCTGATGACGGAAGGATTAATCCTGCCGGTCAACAAGCGCCCGCGCCTCGCGATCCGGCTGCACAGCTCAAACTGAGGCTGCTGACCATGTCCGCATTTGCAGCCGTGATCGACGGTCTCTTCCGCGATCCTCACATCGCCCGAGATGCCGTCTACATCTCAGACGGCGGCACCCCTCGACTCATCCGCGTGGTCACGCGCCGCGCCGACGATGTGACCAGCTTCGGCGGTGCGCGGCTCTGGTCTGAGACCACCCGACTGGACCTGCGTGTGGCAGAGGTACCAACCCCGCGCCCAGGGGACAGCATTGAGGTCGACGGCGAGGGGTTCCTTATTCAGGGAGAGCCCGTGCGCGATACGGAGCGGCTGGTTTGGACTGTGGATCTGCGGCCTGCATGAAGCTGAAACTCAATATCACCCCCGACATCGTTGCCATGATGGCCGCAGAGGTTGCGGCAGGCGAACGCGCCGTGAGCGCTGCCATGCGCGAGGCCGGGACCGAACTGAAGACCGCCTGGCGCGCGCAGATCACTGGCGCGGGACTTGGGAGACGGCTTGCGAACTCGATCCGAAGCCAGACCTATCCCAAGGTGGGCGACAGTCTGAATGCCGCAGCACTGGTTTGGTCGAAGGCCCCCGAGATTATTGGTGCGCATGATACCGGTCCGTTGATCCGATCAAAGAATGGCTTCTGGCTGGCGATCCCGACTGAGGCGGCAGGGCGCGGGTTGCGTGGCAGACGCATCACGCCGGGAGAGTGGGAGCGGCGGCGCGGGTTGCGCCTACAGTTTGTTTATCGCCGGACGGGTCCAAGTCTTCTGGTGGCTGAGGGGCGGTTGAACACCAAGGGTCAGGCCGTGGTGTCGCGCTCGAAGACCGGACGCGGAATGGTCACCGCACCGATCTTTCTGTTGGTACCGCAGGTGAAGCTGCCGAAGCGGCTGGATCTGGCGCGGGATGCAGACCGGGCGGTGGACAGCGTGCCAAGGCTGATCGTGGCGAAGTGGGTGGAGGCGAGGCTGTGATCGTTTCGTAACTGAGGGCTCCTACCGGACCTTCGTGGACGGCGCAGCTAACGGCAGCTACGAGCCCAAATTGACCGATGCTGCAGCATGCACATTGTGGTACTAAGGGCGGATTGCGGCCATTCGCTGCGGACGCAAGCCATCAAAACAGCAACCGTAGAAGCCGACATTCAAACATCCTGAATTGGGCCTCACTCTGCACCACCGGATGATCGCTTTAAGTCCAACCGACCCATGTTGGGTTCTCCCAAGCTGCTTCGTCTATGAATAGCTGCTTGGGCATCTGTGTCGGTTGGACACCAGTTCCGAAACCGATTGGAACAGTTTGCGCCGGAGTCCAGTGTTACCATGGTCCTTCGTGGGCCCCGGTCGCGGACGCTCAGCTTTTCTTGAAGTGCCTGCTTTGCTCTTGAATCCCAGCGACAGATCGTCCAAAAACACAAGGGAATATCAATAAATTGTGGCCTCGGTAAGCTAACTGGGCTATGTCCTGATGCGGGAGGACACCGGATGGCGCGCGGCGAATTAATGAAAAAACTGCTGCTCAATTATGGGCGCGAAAACGAATTTCGTGCCGTAGTCGAGCAAATTATCGCGGAAGAAGAAAAGAAGAATAACAAGGTTCTGGCCCGTGGTCTTCGTAACGCGCTTGAGACGATCGCGTCGTCCCAACAGCCCAAGGGAATGAACCGGCTCTTACCGTTTCCAGACGATGCGCAGGAGTTCATCCAACGCATTGAGCCACGTTTAAGCCCTGAAGACATTCAGCTCACTGTCGATAACCTAGGCCTCTTTACTGGCCTGATCGATGAGTTTCGCAAGGGCGAGTTGATCAAGCGGAATGGTCTCCCTGTTCGCTCAAAACTTTTGTTCTGTGGTCCTCCAGGAACGGGAAAGACGCTCTGCGCCGAGGTTTTCGCAGGGCAGCTGGGTCTACCCTTCTTCCACGTGAAGCTCGACCGCTTGATCTCGTCCTTTCTAGGCGAGACAGCATCCAATATCCGGAAGACTTTCGAGTTCGCCCGCCGCCAGCCCTGCGTCCTATTTTTCGATGAGTTCGATGCACTGGCACGGTCGCGCGAGGAAGGAAGCGATCACAGCGAGTTGCGCCGCGTCGTTAACTCACTGCTGATCTTTATTGATCAGATCCAGCCAAGCGGGTTCCTTATTGCGGCGACCAATCTGGACAGCCAGCTCGATCCGGCCATCTGGCGCCGCTTTGATGAGGTTGTCTGGTTTGACCATCCCGATGAGAATTTGACCCGCAGATACTTGGTGAACGCGATGAAAAACGCGCAACTCGAGTTTGACATCGAGGACATGGTGCAAGGCACAACGGATTACTCCTACGCCGAACTTGAAAAAATCTGCAACCAAGCCAAGAAACTCGCCTTGCTGGATCGCAAGAAAACCATTTCGAAACGGCATTTCAGAGAAGCCATTCGTTATGCCGATCGTCGGCGTATGCGCATTCGCAAAATTTCCAGTAATTCGTGAGATAACCTTTGCCAGAACATCAGCATCTGCCTTTGGTGCGCTTGCCTGAAAATTTTGCACGTCGCAAACACGGTAGAGTGCAAAGTCCACCGGCCCGTGGTGGTGGCCATAGTGGCCGCATCCGCCAAGAAGTGGACGCCGCGGTTCAAAATCAGCGCGCCCAACAGCCGCCCCCGCGCTTTGTCAATCCGGCTTTGATCCTCCGTGTAGCGATGAGTGGGGCGACGATGGAGGGCGACTGGGAGGGTCTCGGTTTGACGGTTCTGTCGACGGACGAGGACAATACGCTGGTGTTGTTTTCGTCGACCGATGACCTGCAGGATTTTCGGACCCGGCTTGATGAGTACGAAGGGCCTATCCCGGAAAATCAGCGCAACCGACGCTACGCTGGGTTCATCGACCGCATTGGCGAGATCGGTACGATTGCCGGGCGTGATCGCTTGGGTGTCCGTGCCCGGGAAGACGGTTTCTCTGAGGTCGATGATTTTCAGGACGGTGATGATTACGTCGTCGATATCGAGCTTTGGGAGTTCGGGCCGCAGGCCGCGCGGCGAACGCTTGGTGAAGAGATCATCGACTGGGTCGAAGATCAGGGGGGCGAGCTCTACGATCACTATTGTGGCCCGTCGATCAGTATCATTCGCGTTCGCGCGCAGGGTCAAACGATCCGGCCGATCCTCGCCATCCCGCAGGTTGCCTTCGTCGATTTCCCGCCTCAACCGAACATTGTGATGGACGCTCCCGAGGCTTTCGCGGTCGATGATATTCCACCGGTTGCGGCTCCGGACGAGAATCTTCCGGTGGTGGCCATCCTTGACAGCGGCGTGAACGACAATCCATTGCTGACTAACGTCATCCTGGCGCGCGAGGCCTTCCCACCGGAACTTCTTGAAGCCGATGTCTTCGGTCACGGCACCGCCGTTGCGGGTGTCGCGTGTTACGGCGATTTACGGAACCATCTAGGCCAGCAGGAAATCGTGCCTGCAGCTCGAATCGTGTCGGCGAAGATCGTAACGGACCAGGGCGAGTTCTTCATGCGTCGAACGCTGCCGACGCAAATGCGAGCAGCGATTGAGCGCGTCCGCGAAGCATACGGGTGCCGTATTTTTGTGATCTCACTGGGCGACCCGAAGGCACGCTATGAACGTGGGCGCGTCGGCCCATGGGCCACGACACTCGACGAGCTTGCTCGGGAGCTCGATGTGCTGATTTTCGTGTCGGCTGGAAACCGCAACCCCCGCGGCGGTAACGCGTTGGAACAAGGCGTCACGCAGTATCCTGCCTACCTGCTGGAAAATGCCAATCGGATCTGCGAGCCGGCGGGTGCGGTCAACGCCGTGACTGTCGGATCTTTGGCCAATTCCAATGGGCTGGGGCCAGAGCATGAGTTCAACGTGCATATGCAGAGTATTACGGAGCCGGACGAGCCGTCGCCGTTCTCCCGCGCCGGACCAGGTGCCGGTGGCATCAAGAAACCAGATTTCGTCGACTATGGCGGAACGCTGGTCTTCGATGCTGCTGCTCGGCGCTTGCAGAATGCACCTTACCTCGCCAACGCTGGCATCCTAACGACGAATGCTGATTTTCAACGTCAGCTTCTCGTCAGCAAGACGGGAACGTCGTTTTCGGCACCGCACTTTGCTCACAAGGCCGCGCAGGTTCTGCGCCATCACGAAAATGGCTCTGCCAACCTGATCAGGGCCTTCATGGCCAGCTCGGCACGTATCCCTGTGGCCTCGGAACGTCGTCTGGGTGCTATGATTGAAGCCGAACGTGATCAGATTCATGGGAACGGCATCGTGAACCCTGCAACTGCGGCGTTCTCAGACGATCATCGGGTTGTGCTCTACGCTGAAGACGCGTTGGGCATGGACCAGTTCGCCTTGTATCAGGTGCCGATCCCAGCTGAGTTTCAAGGAAACGGGCCGCGATGGATTCACGTCTCTTTGGCCTTTGATCCACCCGTTCGGCGGACACGCGCCGAGTATGTCGGCACACGGATGAACTTCCGGCTGATCCGAGGGCGGAATGCCAACGATGTCTTTGAACACTTCAGATCGCACGCAGGCGAAGACACTGAAGCTCCAGAGATGGAGGGTCGCTACAACTGCGGTCTAACCCCCGGACCGAAACGGCGCGATCGCAACACCTTGCAGACGGCCAGCAAGAAGTTCACCCAGGATACCGGGCAATTCGGGAATGACTACTACCTCGTGGTGAGATGCGTTGGCGGGTGGGCGTCAGAGCAGGAAGTTCGACAACGGTATGCTATTGTCGTCGAGCTCGAGCACGAAGCCCAGGTCGAACTTTATGCCCGCTTGCAGCAACGGGCACGTGTCCGGGTCTGACATTTGCTTCGCATACCAGACCTCGTGTCACACTGCGCGGTTCAACCTTGTGTCGGAAATTTTGAAATCATTTCGGCGAATATCAAAGCGGGCACCCGCCATCTACAAACTGCAAATGCTGCGCTGGCAACGAATGTCTGCATTCGCGAACAGCGCTGCGGGCGCAAAGAGTCAAGCCAAGGTCAGCTATGGGCCTATTCTGTTGAAAAACTCCAGAAATAGGATTTCGAAAATTCCCGCCAAAAGTACGCCGTTGTGAATACTCAAAGAAGATTGCCCAGAATTGCTCCAAAGAGACGCAACAGCGCTTTAAGCCCCTTTTTTGCCGAACCCCTCGCTGAAGTATCATGGTTGCGCTGTGTGGAGAATTATTTTCGAATTTTGGCCAAAATCGGGGTTTTTCAACAGAATAGGCCGGAAGCAGGCCTTGCCCCGATAGCGTTAACGGCAGCTCCGTCCGCACTGCAGACCTTCGTGCTCAACGCAGCGAAAGGCAGCTCCTCGCCTGTTTTTTCGAATGCTACGTTAGAGCTCTCGCTCTGAAATCGTCCCGAAGCTACTGCTGCGCTGACAAAAAGCAGACTGAGCCAAAATGCCCACCTCCCGCGAAACCATCCTCATAGCGCTGCACACCGTTTTGCAGACGCTGCCCGCCACAGCATTGCGCGGCGACGTTCTGCCCGAGCGCGTGCCCGCCGCGGGTCTGCTGATCATGCGGGATGGCGAACCGGGGGACCCCGAGGTCACGCTGTCGCCGCTCCGCTACCACTACCAGCACCGCGCCGAGATCGAAGCCGTCGTGCAGGGTGAGGCCCGTTCTGCGCAGCAGATGCAAGGGTCCGGGGGACCCTTTCAAGGTACGAACGACCGTGACACTACATTTGACACCCTGACCGCCAGCGTCGGCGCGGCGATTGCTGCTGACCGCACGCTCGGCGGCCTGTGCGACTGGGTTGAGGCGGAAGCGCCGCGCCCGGTCGATCTGCCGGTCGAAGGCGCTGCGGCGCTTAAGGCTGCGGTAATCACTGTGGTGCTGCACTATTCCACGGCCGATCCATTGGCCTGACCCCGACAACCTGAGGAGACTACCATGGCACGAGCCCAAGGGGCGCGGGCGCAGATGGCGCTTGCGTTCGAGACAACCTATGGAACGCCGCCCGCGAGCGGGTTTACCAAGATGCCCTTTGCCAGCACCTCGCTCGGCGCAGAGCAGCCGCTTCTGAACTCGGAGCTTCTGGGCTACGGTCGCGATCCGCTCGCACCGATCAAAGATGCGGTGACGGCTGACGGCGATGTTGTCGTGCCGCTAGACGCCGAGGCCTTTGGCTTCTGGCTCAAGGCGGCGTTCGGCGCGCCTGCCACCACCGGCACCGGTCCTTGGACCCACGAGTTTCAGTCGGGTGCCTGGACCCTGCCGAGTATGTCCATCGAGACCGCCATGCCCGAGGTGCCGCGTTTTGCGATGTATGCCGGCTGCATGCTCGACCAGATCAGCTGGCAGATGCAGCGCTCGGGCTTACTGACCGCAACGGCGCGGCTGGTGGCACAAGGCGAGACGGTCGCCACGACCACCAGCGCGTTCGGTGATCCAGCCTCGCCGCCCTCCGATCTGGCGTTGCAGCGCTTTGGCCATTTCAACGGGGCGATCACCCGCAACGGCTCTGCGCTCGGCAATGTGGTCTCGGTCGATATCAGCTATTCCAACACTCTCGACCGGATCGAGACCATCCGATCTGATGGACGTATCGACGGGGCGGATCCGTCCATCGCAGCACTGACCGGCTCTATCGAGGTGCGCTTTGCAGACCAGAGCCTGGTGACACAAGCGATCAACGGCGATCCTTGCGCGCTTGAGTTTGCCTATGTGTTGCCCTCAGGCCAGAGTTTCACCTTCGCCGTTCATGCCGTCTATCTGCCGCGCCCCCGGATCGAGATTTCTGGACCGCAGGGCGTGCAGGCGAGTTTCGACTGGCAAGCCGCGCGCGATAGCAGCCTCGGTCGGATGTGCACCGCAACCCTCGTGAACACTGTGGAGACCTACTAATGCTGACGCTCGATCTGACGAACACGCCCCGGTGGTATGATCTGGCACCCGGGGTCCGGCTGCAGCTGCGACCGCTGACCACAGCACTCATGGTGGCGACGCGCAGTGATCCGGTTGTGGAAGCTGTGCCCGATGACGCATCTGACGAGGCGCGCGCCGTCGCCTTTGCCAAGGCGCTGGGACGGCGGGCCGTTCTCGCTTGGGAGGGCATTGGCAATGCGGACGGCAATCCCATCGATCCAAGCCCCGAGGCCATGGACGCGCTTCTCGACATCTGGCCGATCTTCGAGGCGTTCCAGCTGACTTACGTTTCCAAAGGCCTGCTGCTGGAACAGGAAAAAAACGTCTCCGCGCCCTTGCCGAATGGTCCTTCGGCGGGGGCGAGCGCTACTGTGAAGCCTGCGCGCAAGCCTGCCCGGACTGCCAGGCGCGGCTGAACCGCCCCGTCACCTTTGAAGGCTGGCAGATCTGGGATCTGGTCGGTCGTCTCGGAGGTCAGCTGCGCATGCTGCCCGGTGCGGTGATCGGTTGGGACATGTCGGCCGCACTCGCGCTCGGTGACGCACTTGATATCCCGCCCTTGGTCTCGGCCGAACTCCTACCCGTCGTTGAGGCGGTGATGGTGGCCAAACTTAACGAACAGATGGAGCATTCCCATGGCTGAGAAGCGCGTTTCTGTCCGCCTTGCTGCCGTCGGCGGACGGCAAGTGCGCGCCGAGTTGGAAGGCGTGGGCGAAGCTGGATCGCGCGGGTTCGGACGCCTCAGCCGGGAGATGGAGGCGGCTAACGCACGGCTTGCGGCATTCTCGCGGCGCGTTCGGGTTGCCGCTGTCGCAGCAGTGGCGGCGACTGCGGCCGCCGGTGTTGCCATGGTCCGCTCGGGTCTTCAGACGGTCGATGCGCAGGCCAAGCTCGCCGCGTCCCTCGCCACCACGGTTGCCTCAATCCAGACGCTGGAGCGCGCAGGCGATCTGGCGGGCGTCTCCATGGGTCAGGTCGAACAGGCAGCCCTGCAGCTGACGCGGCGGCTCAGCCAAGCCGCAGCGGGCACCGGACCAGCGGTCGATGCACTGGAGCGGTTGCAGGTCTCGGCCTCAGAATTGCAAGCGCTCCCGCTGGATCAACGCATCGCCCTGATCCAAGACCGGCTGGCAGAGTTTGTCCCTGAAGCCGAGCGGGCAGCGCTTGCCTCTCAGCTCTTTGGGGACCGGGCCGGTTTGGTGTTCACGCGGATCGATACCGCGACCTTGCGCCAGGCGACCGAGGATGTTCTCGCCTTCGGGGTCGTGGTCTCCGATCAGGATGCCGCCCAGATCGAGCGCACCAATGATGCGATCTCGCGGCTTGGCCTGATCTGGCGCGGCCTGTCGAACCAACTGGCCGTTGCTGCAGCCCCGGCGCTTGAAGCTGTCGCTGATGCCATGGCGGCTGTGGCCAACCGCACCGGACCGCTCGGGATCGCCATTCGCGGCCTCTTTGACAACATTGGCCGCCTGATCACCTACGCTGGCACGCTTGCGGTCCTTCTGGCCGGGCGCTGGGTTGCGGGCATGGCCGTTGCCGCTCTGTCTGTGCGCGGTCTTGCAATGGCACTTGTGGTGATGCGCGCAGCCCTCATCCGCACCGGAATAGGCGCGCTGGTCGTCGGCGCAGGCGAGCTGGTCCATCAGTTTACGCGCCTTGTTTCCGGCGCAGGTGGATTTGGCAACGCCATGGCCCTACTGGGTGGTGTTGCAGCCGAGGTTTGGAACCGCATCAAACTGGGGGCTGCCAGCTTTGCAGCCTCTGCAATGGCGGCCTTTGCCAGCGTTGAGGCGGCCTCAGTGACCGCAATGCAGGGCGCGTTTGAGGGCGTCGTCGGGTTTGCCAATGGCGCGGTGAACAGTTTTGAGGGGGCGTTTGCGGCCATCAAAGCCGTCTGGGGTCTGTTGCCTGCTGCCATCGGCGATCTGGCGTTTCAGGCGGCAAATAGTCTGGTCTCTGGCGTCGAGGCGATGCTGAACGGTGTCACTTCCCGCATCAACGGCTTTCTCGGCGGACTGAACATCGGGTTAGAGGCGCTGGGGGTAGACAGGCGGATTGGTCTGATTGCCGATCTCGATCTGGGAGAGCTTGGGAACCGCTTTGCGGGTGCTGCGCGCCAGACGGCCAGTGCCGCACAAGATGCATTCGCCAGCGCGTTTGCGGACAATCCACTGACGGTTCCAGATCTGGGGCTGACCGGAGCCGCTCGCGACGCCGCCGCCTCTGCCGAGGCCTGGAGGCAGACAGCTGCCACCCTTGCCGACGGAGCCCTGCAGCCGCTGGCCTCCTTGGAGGCGTTGCGCGCAGCAATGCGAGCAGCTGGACCCGAGGTTGAGGGTGCCTTGGACGGGGCAGCACTTGCGGCAGGTCGGCTCAATGGAGCCTTGGGTGGGGATGAGGCAAGCGGGCCAGCGGCAGCGCTTGCTCAGACGACGGCGGCCGCCGGGCGGGCCGGAGCGGCGATGCAAACTGCGGCGGATGCGGCGCGCCAGTCTTGGGATGCGGCAACCGCTGCGGTTGAGCGCACAAAGGAGATCGCAAAGGGTTTGGCCGCAGATATCACCGGACCGATCAAGGAGGCGCTGACGTCAGGCGCGCTCAACTGGCAGAGCTTTGCGGGCGCTGTATCGGGGATCGCCCAGAATCTCGCCAACCGCCTGATCGATACTGCCTTCAAGCCGATTGAGGACGCGCTTTTCCGCGCCTTCTCCGGGGCTGGCGCAGGCAGCGGTGGTGGTGGCGGCCTCTTTGGCGGTCTGACCAGCGCCCTTGGGGGTCTGTTCGGGATGGGCAGCACCTTCGCGCGCGGGGGGGCCTTTGGGCAGGCAGGCGAGATCACAGCCTTTGCAAGCGGCGGTGTTATCTCAGGCGGGGTGGTCTCACGCCCAACGGTGTTTCCTTTTGCGCGCGGCATTGGGCTCATGGGCGAGGCAGGCCCAGAGGCGATCCTGCCGCTCCGGCGTGGCCGGGGTGGTCGGCTTGGCGTTGAGATGAACGGTGAGGGTGCCGGCTCCACTTCTCCTGCGATGTCGACAAAGATCATCAACGTGCTCGATCCGTCCGTCGTTGGCGACTACCTCGCCACCCCCTCGGGCGAACGCGCCATTCTGAACGTCATTCGCCGCAATCGCGGGGCGATCAATGCCTGAGCCCGATGATCAGCCGCCGCTCTGGTCGTTCCCGGCAGCACAAGAAATCAGCGAAGTTCTGGAATGGCGCACGGACGTGCTGCAGGCGCGGGCCGGCGAGCAGCGCATTGCGCTGCGTCCCCGCCCACGCGAGATCGTCAGCCTCTCGCACCGCAGTGATGCGCTGAGCATGGCGCGGGCGGCGGAACTGGCGCGGGCGGGCTTTGCTGGAGAATGGCTGGTACCGCTCTGGCACTTGGCGGTCCAGCCGGTCGCCGACCTCGCACAGGGTGCGACAGAGAT